TACCTGACGAGTAAGGTTTTGGGCTTTGCCCGAAATCATTTTTGCTTGTTATTTAAATCATTTAAAGCAGTTTCAATAGCTTGTTTTCTACCTATTTCTGATTTTAATTTTTCAAATTTTGGATGTGTTTGCGCTCTTTCATATTGCTCTTTGTTGTATTTTTTAGCCATTTCTTTAGCTACATAATCAGCCATATTTTCTTTAGACATTTAAACAGCCCTTTCTGTGGTTTCTAGTGATGCTTGATGCGCTGAGATTCTATCAATTTGTGCCAACATTAAAGCAACTTGAGACTTCATGTTTTCAATTTCTAATGCCGTTTGAGCTTTTAGATCCGCTTCCTGAGCTTTACCGTGTACGTTCAGTTCAGCCACATACTTACGTTCTGCATCCCTGAGTTCTATGTCATGAGCTTTGGCGGTGACCCTCATAAGTTCACGTCTTGTCTCAGAATCTTGCTTAACTTGCTCAATATCTTGGCGTTGTTTCATAGCCAACTGCATAGCTTGTATTTGCTGAGTCAACTGCTGAATCTGAGCCTGACCTTGCTTAATCATCATCTGAGCCTGTGGTGGAATCTCAGAATGTTCGTCAATCTGGCTTAGTGGGTTCATCGCAGCGAGTCTATCAGCGATAGTCTCAGCGCCTGGGAAGTCCATGTTTCTAAATACCAGATCACCAGCCACGTTAAACAGTTCAGGCTTGGCAAGTAATGGCATCATTGCATCAACTGCCTCTTGGCGTTTAGAGTTGTAGCCTGGGCCAGTTTCCATAACCACGTCATATTGACCGACAGTTACGTCATTTTTAACCCGACCAACCGCATCACGCTCGTTAATTGTGAGTAAATCAGGCTTACCGTCATCCCCGATAATCCGCATAATCCGCTGAACATCGTAAATTTTAGGGATAAGGTCAAGGATAACCTTACCAATATGGCACATCGACTTCGTCAAGTTGTCGTAGAGGTCAAAGTTGGTCAGATCAACTTGCATTTGTTGACCGTTTAGAGCCTTGCCAGACTGATTGCCCTGTAACTGTTGGCTAGGATCGTAAATCCCAATAATCGTAGCCATGTCGTTGTTAATCTCTTGAGCAGCTGCCATAACCCCAGCAGGAGGAGGCTCGGGCTGAAGTCTTTGAGGAGGAGGCGCTGGGTTTCCGTCAATGTCCGTCTGCTTATAACGCAAAGTAGCCATTGACTTAATGTTCGCAGCAGCCCAGTCAAGTTCGTGACCCTCATCCTGACCCTCTGCCATGATCCACTTGGCTTTAGGTGCAAGCGCAACAGACTCAGTCAGCGATGTCACCCAGAAGTTATACATTCTCTGAGCATCTTTGGCATGACGAACCATACCAAACTTCTTACGTTTATCTCCAATTACAACGTGACGACCGTAAACTGGAATGATTGGGATGTAATACCCTGCCCAATCACGTTCTTCGAGCACCTCGATAGCTGTGATTTTTTTCCATTTGACCGTCTTTTTGAATGATTCACGCTCAGAAAGTATCTCAAGCCCAGCCATTTTGATGCGCTCAAAGAAATCTTTGCCATCAGCGAACCTAGCAGAACCATCAGACAACTGATAAAGAGTAGCTTTTTCCCGAACGGTATAAAAATACTCGGCAACCCTGATATCTTCCTTGGTGATCCACTCAGACTGCGAATCTCCCGTTCCTCGGGGCAGAAATGAGGTTTCCTGTGCGTTTGGATACATTTCCCTGAACGCTACTTTGGACATCATGGTCGTTATAAGGCAACGTTCCATGTCTGAGCCGTCAACTGCAATTGAGTTTGGGTCAATGTAGACAGTAAAAGGATTGTCTATTGGGTCGATGAATATCTCTTGATCAAAAGAGTCTTCTCTTACATATCTGTGATCGACTCTGATATATCCCCAACCCATGCGTACAGCGTAGTTATAAGCATTATCGTAAGCATTGTCAGCATTGGAATTTACCTCAATGTGCCTGATTAAACCCTGAACGACCTTAGCATCCGCAGCATCCTCGACCGTATTAGTCGCATGAACACGGATTCTGGGGCGCTGTTGGCGTTGCTGATTCGTAACTTGACGGCAATAGCCATCCAGCTTATTAATGGTAAGAACGGGGCGAGATTCAAGGTTTCTAGAGTTTTGTAAGTCAACAGGCCATTGATCTCCGCCAGAGGCAAACTTTAAATCTTCTAAAGCCTCCTGACGGTTCATCGTGTCAGCATCATTGGCTAACTTTAGAAACTGTTTAGCTTCTTCGATGATTGGATCGTAATCGTCCATGTCTTGATATTGAGATGCCATTAGCCCATCCAGCTGTGAGGTTGACCGAATTGCTGATAGTTTACTCGTTTTTGTTTCACTTGCCTAGTCTCTTGTACGCCTAAACCGATATACCTAAAAGCATCAGCTCCATGTGAATATTGGTCGTGAAGTGGATTTTTGCTGAATTGCTTGGTATCTGGGTCTACTTCGTATTTATAGTGTCTGAGGCATTGGAGTCCGTCATAACAGTTGTCTCGGTCGAAATAGCAGTTCCTGAATATAGTTCTCGCTGCATTGATTGAATCTGCAATAGGCGTTCTAGGGATGATTTTGGTCTTAAATCCGGCTGCCTTGACAATTTCTTGGATAGACCGTCCGTTTGATCCGATTGTTTTGTTTTCTGCATCATGAGGCAACCATAAAGTGTCGTAAACATACCCAAAAGTCTGCATTGTGGCCAAGTAATGGCTCATCGTCTGTTGGTTGTCTTCCAAATAACGTATAAGCCTGATCTCCCCAGCGATAAACTGTACAAACCATATAGCCGTTGAATCTGCCCAACCAAGGTCAAAAACCGCAATAACAGGCTTGGTAGGGTCGTATCTGACTTTAGTGATTCTCTCTTCCAACTCAGCCATTTGCATCTCACGAGCAAATACAGCACCGTCCACAGTCTGACGGCATAAACCCTCCCAGACCGTGTTGTACGCTTCTGGATCACGATTCTTTAAGGTCATACGCTCCATATTGAGCGTTTCAGGGAACCAAGGATTATCAGACCAATTGATTTTTTGGACTATTGCGTTTTCAGGTGGGTTCAGAATAAACCGTTGATATGTTGCATCTGATTCAAGCTCTGGGTTAAACGATACCCATATTTCTGAGCCTTCCTTACGGATTGTAGGAACTAATACATCCCAGCTTCTAGCAGACACCGTTTGTGCCTCCTCAACCCAGCAAATATCAACCCCTTCGTATGATTTTACGTTTGCTACGTTATTTTTAAGGCCAACAAAGTTAAATTCTGTGCCGTTTTTACCTCGAATCGTTCTATCAATAACTTCGTAAAACTCTGTCAATCCAAGCGCTACAACCTGGTCGCTTAGTAATTTATGGACAGAATCCTTGATCGAGGTCTGAAACTCACGAGCGCATAGTATGCGAAGTGGCTTTTTAGTGCCCAAAATAATCAAAGCTCTGGCAATTCCCCAGGACTTAGCTCCACCCCTACCGCCCCAATAAATCTTATATCGGCTCTTTTTAAATAAGCCTTGTAGCTTTAGAGGAAACTCAACTTCAGCTAGGTTCATGGTTTCCGTCTTTAAAGACTATTTGAAATCCTTCAATAGCTGAACCGTCTGGGTTTGCTATCTTAGTTGTATTGGTTTCACCCCATCCCATCTGAGCTTTTGTCCACCAAATCATTGCAGTTGTATCCCCAGCCTGCGCCTTGTTAAATAGGGACTTAGCGATAGAAGCCGAGGCCGTAGCCTTACCAAGCGCCAGTTCTGTTCCGTAGTATTTACGCAAGGTTTTGTCACTTATGCCAATCAGCGCCCCAATTTGCTCTTGTGGTAGCCCTAATCCCGATGCTTGTTGCACCTGGCTTCTTGTCTTTTCGGTTGGTTCGTGTTCTTGCATCTTTTTATAGTCGGAAGATAACTAAAAGTTATTACAAAATCCTTTGTTATATCAAATACTTACAGTTTCCCGAATTCCTGACCGGTTTCTGCATGGATTGCTTGTTTTCCCGTAAATTCTTGCCACCGCTTTATTATGACATCAACATAATGTGGCTCAAATTCCATCATAAAGCAAGACCTATTTGTTTTTTCACAAGCAATTAACGTACTTCCTGAGCCACCAAATAAATCTAAAACTGTGTTTACTTCTTTAAAGTAATCAAATGACCACTCAGCCAAAGCCACAGGTTTTTGAGTTGGATGGACTCGATGTTGAACTCTTTCTGAGGCTTTCATCATTCCTTTCCACAAATGTCTAAAGATTCTGACACTTGACCATTTTGACTTTACCCAAGCAAGTTCGCAATCTGATTGAGTATCTTTTTGCTTTTCATCAACTCTTTTATCCCAGACAAACCAATTGTTAGATTGAGGCAAAGCGTGACAATAATAGTTTGCTCCCCACCAAACTTGTCTTGGTATTTGTAAAACACCTTCTACAATTTGATAAGCCTCAACAGCATAATCAACGGTGTCATCTTTAAAGTCAACGTATTTAGTGCCTTCTGCAGCGCCAGTTCTTTTTGATCGATCGCCTTTTTCATTAATTCCGTAAGGTGGATCTGTATAACAAAGGTTTATTTTTGTATTATTTATTAGTTTTTCAACGTCATTTAGGCTTGTGGAATCCCCACACATCAACCTGTGGTTGCCAAGCACCCAAATATCCCCTAGCTTTGTTTTAGGTTCTTCAGGTATATCAGGAACAGCATCCTCATCAGTCAAACCCTCAATCTGCTCAGGCTCAAGCAGTTTGTCCAGTTCGTCCTTATTAAAGCCTAGCAATTCCAACGCAAAACCATCTGCCAGTAATTCGTCTAACTCAATTGTTAATAACTCTGTGTCCCAGTCAGCATTTAAAGCCAATTTATTGTCTGCAATGATTAATGCTTTCTTTTGAGTCTCGGTTAAATGGCTAATCTCAATAACTGGTACTTCAGTCATTCCGAGCTTTCTAGCAGCCATTAAACGCCCATGACCGGCAATAATTCCTTTTTCCCCATCTACCAATATAGGGTTTGTCCATCCAAACTCTTTAATACTTGCAACAATCTGAGCCACTTGCTCGTCTGAGTGTTTCCTAGAGTTATTGACGTAAGGTATTAAATCCTTAACTTGGATTTGCTGGATTTGCATCTGTTGACTCGGTTGTTTCCGCAGGTTTTGGCATTTGCTCAGAAGCCTGTTTAGTTAACTTTTGAACTAATAACTGCATATCCCTGATCTTGTGTTCTAGGGATGTGATGATTAGGTTTACGTCTTGGATTTCGTGTGTGAAGTTAAACATTTATTTTCCTTGCTTGTGTTTGCGACCTGGGCCTTTTTTAGTGAACTTTAGGTTCTTTGATGATCTCCAATACATGAATGTATCTTTATCCACACCCAAATAGATCAAAAGTGGTACGGCTACGTTTTTCATTTCTTTTTGGCTCTCTTTTCTGCTTCGCGCTTTTCAGAATAGGCTATTGCCACGGCCTGCTTAACAGGACGACCAGCCTTGACCTCAGTTTCAAT